TCTCATCACCCTATCAAGCTTCAGCTCGTAGAAGGCTTTGACGTCGTCAATCTCTTCCTGGGCAAGTTCAGCGTATTGATCCTCAAGCATCTTCTTCGCTACGAGATAACCAATTCCTCCACCAAGAAGCAGAGTTAAAACGTGAGTGAAAATTACTTTTTTCATTTTTCTTCTCCTTTTAATTTAGTAACCGTGCCCTCGATGATCACGAGGTACTTTTGTCTTTGGACGTCTTGCTCGGTACGGACCGTGAAGATATTAAGACCGAGACCCTTTGCAAAAGGTATAGGCATCAACTCTCCAGATTTGAAGAATGCCATAACATAACCCTCCATGGTATTAGCGTCCAATATGTTGTCACCGTCATATGCGGGCCAGGATATAGACTTACCCGGCTCTATGTCCGAGATAATGCTGAGGAGTTTTTCGGCTTTCGTTTTTTTAGCCATCGGATGATTCCTCTTCAACGTCAAGAGTCGCATTTATCTTGTCAAATATCTCCTTAGAGATAACGATGCCGTAGTCCATATCAGCGACATACAAAACACACATTTTGGCGCCGTCTGTATCTTCAGCCTCGAAGACGGAAATAAGGCCGGTTTCCTCCTGGTTAATATCCATAGAGCCACGATACCGGTTGTGGTCAAAAATCATAACTGAATTAGTCATAGTAGTTTCCTTTCATCTATATCGATTGTGTATGAGATTGTCATGAAAAACCTTCTCAAAATTGATCGTTTCTTGCTTAAGCGCACTCAGCGCAGAGTCAATGCCCTCTGCCGAATCACTCTCAATACTTCTAAGTATCCCCGATACGCAGTTGAGCATATTGATTGCAACCTGATTATCGTTAGTTCTCGACGGGGTTATACATACATAACCAATTACTTCTTTAGGCATAGTTGTTTCCTTTCTCGATTCAAGTTCGTCCCATAACTCCCAAATAATATATTGTGCCAAGTCCATGATATCGCTAGTATTACGGGAAGTTCCGTTTGTTGGATCTTTTGCGTATTTATGGCGATGTAGACCCGATAATGCGTTTAAAGAGTTACATACGCCACCAACTCTTACTTTATCAACGGCCATATAAGCCCTCCTAATCAATATCGTCGTCCTTATCCTGATAATACATCTCGACAAGGACTTCTTTCATTATACAATGCTGAACACACATATACTCTTTGTTCCGTTTGAAGAGAAACAAATCGTTCGGTGTTATTATCTCAAATATGGACCAGATGATAAAACCATCTTCATCCATAAAGACATTCCACTCGGGAACATAGAATAGACCTATTGAGTCTCTGAATGTATTATCCATATAATCAGGTGACACGGACCGTGTGGCCCTAATCATCTAGATATGATGCCTCACACCCAGAGGCTGCCATCCTATTACGGTGTGGATTAGGAATTGGTCCTGTAGCCGGCTCGACGTAAACACCCTGAGACTGCACATGTTTATACGCTCTGTCAGCCTCAGTTTTTTGTCTGAGCCAACCAATCACGTTCTTAGCAGCACCAGGACCATTATCGCGGTCGTACAACCACTCTTCAAACTCAATGTCCGAAGCTAGGTTAATTTTCATAACCTTGCCATAGAGGTAGTCGAAGTCTGTTGTCTGTGTAAGGATGGTAGCAGCCTCCTCAGTTGTCATGGGGCGTCCAGTCGCACTCATAAAACCCAGACCCTGGACCTTAGATGCATTATATAAATCGCGCAGAACCTCTGCTTTGTTTAATCCTTCAATGTTAATCATGGTGATTTCTCCTTTTCAAAATTAGACTAATTTACCGCTCAACATCACGGCATATGTGACTTCGTAGTTTAGTTTAGCCTCTCCGTCTTCTATATATCCATAGGTAACCGGAGAGCTCGACATAACCGGAACTTTTAACATCTGTATGTTTTCGATTGCCAGTTCGACGTCACAACCTTCAATCGGCATGGGTAAACCGGAATTGCGATACCGATTAGCCACCCCTTGAAAAATGTGAGCGTCTTTTTGCGACCCCTTATAAGCGGTTATACTTATACTTTGGCCAGGTTCCAATTTAATGAACATGGTGATTTCTCCTTTTCAATTTTAATAAAAATCGTCATCCATATATAGGACTTTTCCTAGTCCTGTTCTGGTGAATAGAAATGAATGAACTGCTGCTTGCATTCGCCGTTCCATCTCACGTTTAGTCAACTTCTCTTTTTTTGGCGGAAGTTTACCGTCCTTAGCAAGTTGACAATTGGGGTTTGACTTATGTTGACCCATATTAGTTCTCCTTGGTGAAGATTATACCGACATCAGCCATACTTGCACTTGGGCTGTAAGTCCGTCTAACATGTATAGGACAATTGAATCTTACGTCCTCGCCACATTTGGGTTGAAATTTACACGTCTTTCTATCGCAGTTGTTGCAATTTGGAAGACTTGATACATGATTGGCGAAGGTCTCAAACGTTTTTAGACGTTCTACTTCCTCTTCCGAAGCGTTGTAAAATTTCTTTAAGCGTTCGCAGTCCTTATTTATCAAGTTAAACCGGGTCTCGGTAGTTTCAAAGAGTTTCTTCCAGCGTTTAGAGCATTCGTTTACGGAATATAGGTCTGACGAACGTTCAATCAGCTCTTTATCAAGTCGGTTCATAAGATCATACAGATCGTTTTTACCGATAAATTCCGGACGATGCTCGTATAACATTCGAGTGTTTTCCACTCTTTTTCGAAGGTCAAGGGTTTCCATTAGTATGGCCGTCGCTGACGGTCTTATCTCTTCCATTTTCATACCGTTATCGCTAACATGCAGAATCCCAATTGGGCTTCGACTTATAGCGTTCCACGGATCGTTGACAATCGGAGGAAAGCCATATTCTGCGCGAATTTGATTTGGGGTCTTTCTAGTTGGCGGCGGCGTAAACTTAGCCTGCAATTCCGATGCGTATTCTGGCGTTGCCATGTCTTTTGGATTTGCTTTCTTTTTTGCTAGGTGGTCGATGACTCTTCCGAGAAGGACTGCTATACCTAACAAGGAGATAGCAATCATAATTAATAACCAAATAATAGTTTCCATGGTGATTTGTTCCTTTCAAATTAGTGAAATTCTCCTTCGTAAACCGTATAAGGTTCTTCAACTCCATGCCCGCAACAAGCAGAAACAACTCCCGGTAGAGTTCCTAGACACGCATCATGCCCTTCTTTTGTAGGTATTTTACCACAACGAGCACACGGTCTTTCTTCTTGCTCAATTGGAATTCCGTTATCAGCATATACCCATCGGCCATTAAGATAGACGATAGGGTATCCACGACTATATCCAGTTATCATTTAGTGTGTCCTCATATAGCGGATGGCTACCCAGATTATCCATAGGCCACCAGTTATAATGGTCATAACAAAATCAAACAGGATGCTCGGTCTTCTCTGTCTCTTCATAAGGCTGCTCCTTTCCAAAATTGTGAATTTTTTCTAACATTTTTACAATAAGCGCTTCTTCGGTTTGAAACATATAGTTAACAAAATTGTATTGCCCATATGTCGACCCCGTAGGAGAATATCGTTTCAACCGCATCTCGACTTGTCCACCAAAGAGGTCTTGTTTGATTTCCAGTTCCAAGTCTTCTTTTTTTGCTTCGTTAAAGAGCACATCAAACGTGTTCATATTTGTGATTTGTCCTTTCAAAAAATGCTAAATCTTTATACATTGTTAACATACGACCAATACGTTCTTCGTCGTCGCCCAAATCTGGAGAACCACAATCTTCTCCAGGCTCTATAATAATCTCACACAAGACGTCAGGGTCCCCAACCACCGGAAAGCAATTGAATCCTGGGTCGAATCGGAAGAGGAATAAGTCTTGAGGAGTTATTATATCAAAAAGGTCATAAATGACGTGGCCATCGTCATCCGTGAATATATTCTCTCGATCGTGGTAATATATATGGAGTACCATCTTTCCTTGCATAACAACTCCTCCTTTCTTTAATCGCTGTCAAAAGGGACCAGCATGAACTCTTGAACTTCTTGCAGGCCCATTGAGTTTGGATAACTACAAAATCGCTTTGCCGAACCCATGCTGGCAATTAAAACCTTTTCTTCTTCAGAGAGGATAAGCAATATGGGCTCGGCGTCGCTGTCTATGATCCGGTCTCCAATTTTTACTTTCATCTTAACCGATAAGGTTCCAGATGATGCCGTCAACGTTGAAGTCGAGCAGGATGGAGCGTTCGTTACCATTGACGAAGTCTCTTTTTTTAGCGTTCCCGAGATTGTCAAATATACCGAAGTCAATACGACTGTCTCCGTGACCAAGAACCCAACCAACCGCGGCACCGGCTTTCGTACGCTGAAGGCCGAGAGCATCGTAGATCTCGTTCAGGAAGACATGACCGCGAGCCTGGAGGATATTGTTGAAGTATCTTTCCTGGGCATGAAGGAACATAAAGTTGTACTGGGGATCGGTAGTCCACTGCTGGCAGCTCTCATCAAAGAACTTGGCATACATGCTGGGCTCATTTAGACCGTCTTTAACGAGAACCGTCTTTTTTTCTGCTTTATGCTTAGTTCCGTCTTCGTCCGTATAAGCCGCTTCGGTGACCTGCTCAGCTCTCAGACCATTCTTATACATATAGTCCTTTTCCTCGCCGTAATCCTCAACGACACGCTTGCGATAAGCAGCGAAGCCTTCCTCGACAGCCTTATAGGCAGCGACAAGAGCAACATTACGCTTTTTCATAATGCCGTGACTGCAAACGATGCAGGTAATAGAAGCAAGACCGAGAGTTACTGCCGGGCCATAAAGCTTAACGAAGTTGACTGCTGTCTGGACATATACGACTGTGAGGTCTTTCTGATGGTCTTTTTCGGAATACTCGTCGAGGGAAATATCCTCGTTCTCAACCTTAGACCAGCATTCGGAAAGCTTATCAGTCTTTGCTGCATGCTCGTCAAGGACCTCATCAACCTTAAGGGTTGCTTTGCAGGCCATGACGGTACTTCCGACTATGCCGGCCACGCCGACTACCAGAAGGATTTCGGGGCTGTACTTCTTGAGTACGAGAGTGGAACGTCCGGCTACTTTAACCAGACCTTTGCTAACATTAGCGAAATTCATAATTTTATCTTCCTTTCAAGATTGTTTAGTTGTTTGTTGGAATATGGAACTCTTTTTTGAGAAACGACGAAGAACCAGGATCGTTACGTACACAAGGTCCTTGCATAAGGTTTTCATACATTTTTATAGCCTCGACGCCAACAAACGTATTTAGAATTGTTAAAGAGTCTTGATTTTTTCTTGCTACTGTTAAGCAGGCTAAATCTTGACCCTCTGAAATATCATAACCTATAACAAGTACGTCCGGTTTTTTACATAAATGCTCATAGAGTTCCTGTTGAACCATCATAGTTCGTATTTGCTCGTCGATCGGAGAGATCTTAGGCTCAATAAGAATGCCTGAACGCTCCTGAAACGGTGTAAAGAGAGGCGGATACATCTGGAAAAGAGATTCGTCAGTTTTCATTGGAAATTCATACTTTAATGACGGATGCTTCTCCAAAAATCCACCACCGTCAAGCGGTTTGCATTCCAAATCACTCGGGATGGTTCTATCAAAACTGGAACTACCCGGTTCAGGATATGATTCTGTCTTACAGTCGCATCTCTCGCCCGGGTCAAGATTGCAACCACAGTCGGGGCAGACTCTGTAATAATGTTTACTCATAGGACTCGGCCTCCGTCCGTATGACTGACCAGTTCTTAGCCTTGGTCAAGTAGCATACGTGGTCGTCGGAAATACGAACATCCAAGTGTTGCTCGCCGTTGTACATATACTTTGCAATAACCGTACCGGCGTTGTCGTTGTTCTTACACTTGACCTCGTCCTGATATTCGGGCTCTCTATCAATCATACTGATCCCTCCACAACTTTTACTCGTGACTTGAGTAATTCGACGGTGTTCATATAGGCTTTCTGGAGAAGCTCATCAGGCAACGCTATATCATAAATCTCTCCAGAGCGAGCCAATCCGGCCATAACACAGTCGGTTATCTGCTCGAGAACATCGATAAGGGTTATGTCATCCGGAGCCTTGGATGAGAGGTGATGCCGCTCTCTGGATATGTGCATCTTATACCATTTGGTATCTTTGACCTCTTCTCCAGATGTAAGAGCCTCATAGAATTCCTCCATGTAGGCTTTCTTGGTGAAGTCGTGGTTATCTCCAGCCAAGTTTAGAAAGTTAGCAAAGAGTGCTAATCCCTGCTGAACGTCAAAAATATGTCTTTCGGTTGATCGCTGGAGCTCATCGAGCGTTAAGTTGTCTTTAGACGAGCGACTGTCAGCGTTCGGACTTTTTGTTATTATGATGTTGTCAAACATGTGCATACACTCCTTAATAAATATGTCGTTGATACGGAAGGTTTCTTTTGGGTTTGTAATTGCTTCTATAAGGCTTATATGAGTATCCATACTCGCCCTTTTTCTCATAACGACTCATCCCATATTTCTTAGGAGAAGTTCCGTCGTTCAGAAAGAAGTCTTTACAACTGTCAAATATGGCTTGTAGGCGATTGGCCAGAGTCTCGATGGCTATGCTAAAGTCGATAAAAGAGATTACAGCGATATCCATAGAAACTGCCTCCTTAATCCAAAGGCTTTGGTCTCGGCAAGTCGATGATATACCCACCACCACGGGCTCTCACCACCTTAACTCCATGGAGGTCATCCCAACCCCATTTCTGGTCGGTAAAGCTTCCCGTTACGCCAACCAAATCATAGAAATCGGCAACGGTAGCAACGTCATAGTCAACGACAAAATCCACGAGCTTGCTTAGCACTTCTTCGGCTTCTCCTCGATTGTCAATGACAAGTTCGTCAAAGTCGTGTCGAGCGCGTCCCTGTCGAGATATATCTCTTCCACGGTCACGGTCTCTCGGGTCCCTTCCACGGTCACGGTCTTTATTGGAGGAACCGCTGTAATATGAGCCATAACTCGTATAACCACGTCCACCACTACCACGACTGGATCTTCCACGTCCACTACGTCGCTCGCCGAAGAGAAGCATGTCGACTCCGCCACCTACCATATCACTTAGCATGTCTTTTGCTGCCGGAATAAGGACATCATAGATAATATAGCTACCAACGCTCTTTGTATCATCTTCACAGAGCGTCTCGGCAACTTTCTTACCAAAGCCACGCTTCTGCTTTTTTACCTTGCCGGTAACTACCCTTTCAACTTTTCGGTCTTCGGGCGTTTTTTCAGAACTAACCTGTGGCTTTTGTATCCGACTATTTGACGGAAAGTTGTCGGCCAAGGTTTCCTTCTTATCGTTATCTTCCATTTATTTGTTCACCTTTCTTGATAGACGTTGTACTTCGGGAAGGTCTAATGTATAAGCCCTGTCTAAAGTCATAACAACTTTAACATTTTCTAAATCGTTCCATCCATATTGATTGTCGGTAAATTTATTTGTGATTCCACATAAATCATACAAATCAGCTACGGATACGATTCCATAAGAGTTATATAGGTTTATAAGGGCTGTCAAAACCTCTACTGCTTCTTCTTCAGTAGAAAGTAGGGGTTCGTCATAATGATAATAACCGCATCTCTTTTTTGAATCCCTATCAAGCTCCTCGTCCACCTTATCTACCATTTTATCAATCCCTCTTTTCCAGATAAAACTTGATAATCTAAAGCCGGCGAGAAAAGATACGGCGACGAGAGAACCAACGATAGCTACATTCTTGATTTTCATTTATTTGTCCTCCCCAGAACTCATTATCATATCATAAAGGGCTTCCGCTTCTTTTCCGCGGATTACTCGAATGGCTTTAAAGCCCCCATCGGGTAGAGGCTCGAGAATGGTTATGGCGCTATTGTGCTTTTTTCTATCGATAACAAAAGATACACAATAGGCAACGTTTATCAAATCCATGTCCACATCTTAGCCCTCCTCTTCTGTCTCGTCCGTATCAGTCTTGACGAAGCCCTCAGCAAATATGACAGCCTCATCAATCTGTTCTTCGGTATACTTTGCAGCCATATCTCCGACCGCCCCGGTTACGAGAAGGCTTCCAACCTTTATGCAGAGTTTAACGATTTTGCTCGTGTCCGCAGGGGTAGTGCTTTTGATAAGATTGCCAACGATGGCCCCAACGCCAACATAAATTACAAAACCCGCTCCGGTCTTAACCGTTTCAATAATTTGCTCTTTTTTCATAGTGATGTGCTCCTTTCAAATTTTGGTTTAATATTTTTCCCTGGTGACGTTCGTGAGATTAGGTCCGGCGCTGAAATATAAATGATTCTCGGGTATAGACTGAGCTCCGATATCCCAGTTGTCATAGGCGTCACACCATTCTTTAATGGTGTCAACTGCTAACTGGTCTGGAACCTTTTTTACACTGCGACAAACATTGCTAAATTGTCCTTTTTGCATAACGACCTCGGTAACCGTGTTTGGAAATGAACCGCTGCGCACCCGATTCATAACTACGCATAGAACTTTACTCATCTCACAATAATTTGTCACTTTGCCTTTCCAGACAAAGTCATATTCGCCATCGCCACTAACCTTAGCACTACCACATAAGAGTTGTGCAAGTAAATATACTTCGTCGTCCGTAAACCCATAACGAGGTTCTATTACTTCAACTGGTTCGCTGGTAGCAACACACGTATTAGCGATAAGCACACTTTCCGATTTGGACTCGGTTGGTGTATATGTAGCAATGGCTGGGGGTTCAGGTGTTATTTTATCAGCCGCAGAATAACAATAACTCACAGCAGCAAATATGTAAAGGACTACACCTAAAACAAGAAACACTTTTTTCATCGATTTTCTCCTCAATTTTTGTTAGGGAAAAGAGAGGGTACTAAGTTTCCTTAATACCCGCTCTTCTAAGTACCCAATTATTCTTCAGAATTATCGCCTGACTCATTGATCTCGGTTCCATCAGACTCGCAATCGTACTCATCCTCGTCGGTGTTCTTGCCCTTGAATGCTAAGCCGGCTACTGCTAGTCCTGCTACTGCACCAAGTGCAATCAAACCTCTTTTGATGATTGTCTTCTTGTTTGTCTTGATTACCTCAATAATGTTTTTCATAGTGAATTTCTCCTTTATTTTTATTTATGGGTTTCATTATAGCGTGTGTAATTTTTGCGAGTTACTTATCCGGGTGTTTGAGATGCGGTAAGTGGATCATGCGATCATCCCAATACTCATTGGCAAATATCTTCCTTGTGTTACAACCAAAGGCCTCGATTATTGCAGGTAGATTGTCATTAATGGTATCAAAGAAAAGTCCCTCGTCGTTACACGCTTTAACCGCATCTTCGAGTTCCTTTCCACTGCGATTGGTCCATAGAATAGCTTTTGCGCCGTTTACTTGCTCTCCCTTAAGAAGCTCGATCGTATAGAATATGGGCTCGCCGACGTTGGGATAATTGTCCATAAAGAGCGTACCGTCAAAGTCACACGCGATTATCTTCGGATATTTAGGTAGCATCACATACTCCTTTTCCAGTAATTAACTCACTTTGTGGAAGAGTTTCAATCCAATCACAAAGAACATGCCACTCGTCAAGTTTATGGTGACGACGACTCACATAAAGATTGGCTAAAACTTCATAGTTCAGCATAATAGTACGTTTCTGGTTATATGACGTTGGAAGAAGCTGAATCATCTGCCACCACCATATTTTTGCTTTAGTGGCTAAATATAATTCGCGGCACTGGTTTAGACATGGAATTATGCATTGGTTAAGAACCGCAGACGGAAGATAATCTCCTTTTTTGATTTTTGTAACTTCCGAGTCACCACATAAAGCATATAAATGCTCACATGAGAAATCCTCCAGAACAAATTCCTTATCCGCAATTTTATGCATAGTAGAGCAGGAATTAGCAACAGTACCGACTTTGTAAGTATCAAATTCCTTCCACCAGTATAATGGCGCTGTGATGTCTAAATATACGACAATCATACGCATGAATTTACGATGATCCGTTCCTGCGTCCCGTAGTTTTGCCATTAGTCCCTGATCTTTGGCGCCAAGAACATAGTCGTACTCATCACTATACGTTTTGACGACACAATCACCTTCTTTTGGTTTACCATAGGCCAAAAAACTGTCGGACATAGCCCAACTGTTCATAGGGTTTCGCATACCCCGAATAACGTGCTCCCAGCCAAGAACTTCTGGATTCTCAATTACTAGCATCGTTTGCTCCCTCCGTTTTCTTAGCTTCTAGCTCGGCAAGGAACTTCTGATAAAGAATCTTCCTCTCGGCATACTCTTCGGCGGTTATCTCTGCCCATCCCTTGTCAGACTCTTTGAAAAAACGATTAATGTCTATCTGGTTAACCTTTCCTCCATGTTCCGGCTTGAGTATATAGAATACGCCGATGGTATCAAAATCACCATTCTTTGGATCCGTTAGCAGATCTTCACAGAATATCTTCGACGGCTCCGTGGGCATATAAGGAAGTGTGATTGGAAACATTTTGTCAAATATTTCCCGCTGAACGAAGCCATTATGATAAGTGCTCTTACTATTGATATCCACACAATAGGACGCGTCGATATCATTATATTTGTAAGAGCCATCACCACGGACATCCTTAAAGAGAGAACTCATACGTTTGCATTGATAGTGTTGACCTTCATCCCCATGATGAGTTTCGTTCCAAGTATCCATTGTATCCACTATTGGGGTGAGAGGACGTCCATCAATGAGTCGTACAAGAATATGCTTTGTCATACCAATGTTGAAGCCACTGTGCCCATCACCAAGAAGACTCTTAAAAGCCTTAAGGGCACTCTCATAACAAGCGCAACCATAGTCCCATTCTCCCTCGGGGTCGTCGGAGTCAAGTCTTTCTTTTACACAAGCAAGACGGACCTCTTCCTCCGCCCAAAGTTCCATAGAGGATTTCTCCTCTTTTGGTTCTGGGAAGAAGCGGTTCCGGAGGCCGTTAAATATGGCCAGGAAGAAAGCGTGAATCTTTTTCATTTCGCTTCCCCCTTAAACTGGTCATGAGTGAGGTCAACTTCCTCATTAAGAGACAGCAGACGCCGGACATCAACCTCCGTATGACCATCCCACTCTTTGCCGACCTCAAGTTCCTCACAATGGAACATATCCCAGTACTTATACTCGTAGTGATAAGTATAGGAGCCTCGAGGAGTATCGATACCGACGATAAACCAACCGCCGCCGAAGCATTCTTCACCGTCCTCATGTTTAAGGGACTTCCAGGACATTTCCGGGAATGTGTTGACAAGTGTGGCAAAGAGTACACATCTCTGTTCGTACAAGCTATTGAAGGTGTGGAATCCATCGCTGATTTCCCCAATTTCTCCGATGGCGCTGAGAGGTAGGCCGTAGCGGTTGCAAATTTGTTCAATTGTAATCATGGTGATTTCTCCTTTTCAAAATATGGTTAATAATTGTCGGGTAAAGACCATCCTTCACAAAGTCTGGCCGGGAGTTTACGCTCGGAGACGGTCATATTTGGCTCGTTATAACTAATATACTTCTCGCCTGTCTCTTCGTCAATCATATAAAGCCAGGTCGCAGCAGTTGATCCGGAACTATATAATCCGTTCGGATCGGCCTGAGAAATAACGCTACTATCTCTATATTCACCAGCGAGTTGGTCGGGATTTGTATACTGGGTTGAATATGGGAGTCCGTAACCATAACATTTACCAAGGTATGTATATTTGCCGGTCATATCTGAGTAGGCATAGGCATAACAAATAAGTTTGCTGTCGTCGCGTTTTTCAAAGATTTCCTTGGCCATCTTCTTTTCAAAGAAGTTTGTGATTTCAGGCATGCCGATCTCGGCTGTTGCTTGCTGCATGAGGGTTTCTTGATATGCTTCCTCTTGGGCTCGGGTGTCGTCTGTACAACCGCAGAATAGGGCAACCATAAGAACGAGTGCTATGATGATTGTTAATGTCTTTTTCATTTTGTATAAGCCTCCAAATTCATATTGCGACAATCCTTCAGAAATCTTCTGAGGTCGTCATTTTCGATTTTACTTTCGTCGTAGTTTGCGAAGCGACTGTTTATCATTTCAGCAATCGCTTTTTTCTCGATTTCATCGTCCGTCTGGATCATCTGAAGTCGATAGTTTGCGAGATCGTCAAGGACGCCCTCGTTGTACGTGAGTGACTGCTTGAATATCACTCTGTCAGCATTTACATGCCACATCTTCAGGCCGACACCGGCAATAGAGCAGATAATGGTAACGATCAGGACCCAAATGAGAATTGTTTTCCCGACCTTTCGGGATGCATAGCCTGCGTTTGCGTATTCCGCATCAAATTCTTTGCGGAACTCCTTGTCTGGTTTCATGGTAATTTTTCCTTTCTTTTTACATTTCTACTTGATTGTAGTCTTCGTTTTTTCTCCAGCCGCCATTGTATGGTTTAATGGAGTTGGTCAAAATATCCTTACAAAGGGCCATGAACTCCTTTATTTGGTTCTCTGTGGGCTCCTTATCCTCAAAACCTTGGATTGACTGAAGGGTATCACAACCACTGCATGAGCCATAACCGACATAAGTCATTATATACTCATACTCCGATGGTTGATAGGTCTTGAAAGGAATGAGGTATAACAGGGTCCCTTGATAATCCCCGTTGTCTATCTCAGTGATCTCGTCAAGATCCAATGCCTCACACCCACTTGTTTGTTCGTCGTTAAATATGGCTGCAAAGGCAATCTTAACCAAATCGAGATATGAACAACGGTTTAGTGTGTCGTTCTGAGTCAAAGTTTCTCTGAGTAATGACTCGTTTTTGTCCCATTTTTCTTTGATGATTTTAAGCATGTTTTTCCTCCTTATTTTCTTCTCGCCAAGCGTCAATGTCGACACCTATATCTTTCAGGAGTCTTGTGCATATCCAAGCACCCTCGTCCGACATCTCGTATCGTTCGATTAAACCCCTGTAAGCCGGTATAAAGTGGTCGTAGAAGTCCTTAAGCTTCTTTTTACCAAAGCCAAATTCTTCATGGAGAATCCATAAGATAACCGCATCAATCTCGGTCTCGTTTTTCTGATTGAACTCGGCTATTTCCTTCTGAATCTCAATATCCATGGCTTTTCGTTCGGAAGCAGTCAATACCGCTCCAAATATGTTCTTACCCGACTTTTTAACTATCATACGATCTTCTCATTGGCTTCGCGCCAGTCGGAAATAAGCTTTTTACAGTCGTAAAGCGAATCTTCGACGCCCCACTGAGTATCGAGTAGAGTTATCAAATCAGCCGCATATTTAAGTTTTGCTTTGATCTTCATATTTTCTTCGGATATGCTTAGGTTTTTAATATTTCCAAGTTCTACCTCAGCGGTCATGATGGTCATATAATACGCTATAAGATCTATTTCCGTGCTGAGGAGTTCGGCTTCTGGTATGCATCGCATAATAGTGAAACCGCCTTTTGACAAACGTATCTCAACATAAGAAAGGCTGGCCCCGGCACTTATGGATATGTTACAATCGTTGCTTTTAGCTTTGTTGATCAAATCAGGAATAGTCATGATTGTTTCCTCCTTATAACCGGATAACACTCTATCGGGTTGGACTTGCAATGCCCATCGTTGTAATCACAACCATGACATATTTTCATTCGTGTCTGCTCGGCCCACATCGCACAAGCCTCCTCGTGTATGCAACGTTCCGTGTTCGAGACTCTTACTACTTTGTCATCAGCATAGGCCATATGGACGTCGATCGTAAGTTGCATATGAGGACAAGTTGGAAAGCAAAATTCGGCTGGTTTTTCGGTGATTTCTTTGGCCATGATTGGCTCCTTTCAAAATTTTGATACTATTGCGGCTACAATAAGGACAACAAAGCAGATACCAAACGCAATTGCGAATATAGTCTGCCACAGGTCTTCTCTGTCCATTTTTTTCTGCTCTTCCGGGCTTGCGTAGTTAAGATAATAGTAGTCTCTGGCTGCATACGAAACAACGCCGCCCTTTGGATTGTTCATATCGTCGAGAACTTGTTCGATTGGAATTTTGTCATAGGTGTTCATTACCGGGCTGTCCTTTCACAATTTTGGTGGTTGATTTTTAAAAATACTCGTGAATAAGGTTACGAGTAATAATATCGGGACAATGACAACAACGATTATGAGGTTAATATAATGTATACATCCTTTAGCATGTTGTTGGTCCCATCCGCCTTTAACGTTACCTCCGGCTAACAAAACTATGGATATTATACACCCAATTAAGAGGTATACCAGAACGATTTTAAGAAACATGAGGCCTCCTAATTATAGAATTTTGGAACTATCTCGTAATTGAGGACCAAACAAGGCTCGCCATTCTCCGTGACTTGAGAACTAAACGATATATCAAGAAGTCCTTGGTCAAGGTCCCATCCCAATAGATTTCCCAGGGTGGTCTCGCTCAACCCTAACTCATAATATACCTCATTGATACTCACCCACATCTCACTTAAGAACTGCTTGTTAATGTCATTGATTGAGCGACGAATCTTCTCAATGTCCGAACGAAAATATCTTCCGCTGAAACTATCACGGCATAACACGTTTCCTTTCCCAGTCAATATAACACCTTCTTCACCAGGAGGGTTACGTCTAACGTGTTCGGCGCTTATCTCGTCACGGAGTTTCAATTCCTTGCTTTTGCCAATGGTCTCGACAACCTTTTCCTTGTACTCACGGAAAGCCGCCTCCGTAACTCCGTATACAGTCGCTAGAGCAGCATTACGACGTTGGTTTATCGAGTTAGACCCAATGACACAAGCAATGGTAACAACACCCATGGCAACTGTTGGAATATAGACTTTCCAAGCTGACCTTATGGCTTCCTTATTAGAATATGCGTAAGGGTCACCATCGTGTTCGTACCGGCTGTCCCTTTTTATCAGCTCCATTGCTTTAGGAGTTGCCTGAACAGCAAATATGACCGTGGTAACAACACCGCCAACGGCCAACGCAGTTAGAATAGTAGGACTATTTTTGGAAACGAATCCCCCGAGGTTTTTTGCAGCTTGAGTTATGGCTTTTGTTTGCATGGTGAGTACTCCTTCTTCATATCATCGATAACCTTTAGGTTTCTATAATGATATCCCTTCAATTCACAACCTTTAATATCCACATAAATATTCAACATTGTGACTTTTCGAACAACTCCATAGCGACCTTTTTCTCGGTTATTACTCTTGATCTGCACAGTGGTCCCAACCTTTAGATTTTTGTATTCGCCGATTGTCATGGTGATTACTCCTTTCTTTAAACGTGTGATTCTCCCTGCGAATCCATATATTCTCGCCAATTAACAAAACCTACCGACGTACAAGATACTTTTGGAAAATGTGTTGTATCTGGTGGATTTTCAAAACAGCTACGAATTTTAGAAAGTTCAGTTATTGGTATTCCCCACGTATGTCCAGCCGAATTGTTTGACGGAAAAGATTTACCTTTAACTAACCCTAAATTAAGCCATTTTCTCAGAAGTGCTTCCGATAATGAACACCCTGGGTTAAAGTAATCTTCTCGACCATCCCACATTTCGTGAAAACTCAGAGCACAAACGTCCGCAATCGTCATATAAACAGGTCGAGGTATATTGAATTGCATGTTGATAATTCCTTTCATATTTCGGTTACCGTACCAGCATCAATATTCAAATAGAAGATTCTAAGCTCAAATTCCTCATCAAGATATCCGGAGGCAATGGCTATGTTCGGCCCTCCCACCCTATCTGTTTTTGTGGCCCAATTATAAGTCAAAGCCACGAGCGCTAATTTTTTTCCAGCAATTGTAACTTCTGGTTCTCTGGTAGCAGATATCACAAATGAAAATGTAGGAATTGAATCTGCAAATCCTAACGATTCATGTGCCATGATCCGCTCATTTGAGTTGGTTTGAATAAAGAACTCACCGTCTTTTATTAGACGGACGTGAACTCCTCGGTAGTTTGGTCTTGGACAAATTACGGTGCATAATTTTCCTCGATCCTTTCCGTGTTGAGTAACTATAAGTATGTCACCAACTTTAAGATTGTCATGCTGAGTTTTTGTCATAGTGATTTACTCCTTTCAAATATGTAAAGAAAAGTATCGGATTCGAACCGATGATAACTAGCATTCCCGCTTACGCAACTAGACTTTTCTTCATTATAATACTTGTAATTCTCGCGAACCATTATTTGGCACAGTGATAACAATACAACTTACGAGTCTTTTCATTCTCGACGACCGTAGTAGTTCCTCCACATACTGGACAGATATGCGGATATTTCTCAGTTCCGGACCGTGTCATGTTCTCCTCAACCTCGGGAACTATCTTATTAGCCTTGTATACTCGCAAGGTATCGCCCTTACCAATATCCAAGCCCTCAAAGAACTTGAGATTGTGGAGATTCGCTTGCTTTACGATAGTTCCCTCGAGGGCAATGGGTTTGAACAAGACTACTGGTGTAATTAATCCTGTGCGACTCACGCTCCATTTCATACCAATTACTTCAGCCAACTTTTTCTCATCCGGCCACTTAAACGCCATACTGTGCTTAGGATGTTTTGCTGTGGCCCCCAAAGTATCTCCATATTTGAGATTGTTCAGACGTAATACGAGACCATCAACAGGAAACTCATATCCTTGTACTTGCTTAGTAAAGGCATCAATCTCACGCTTAAGCTCAAAGTTGAGTACTTTTTTGTGCTCGACAACCTTAAAATCTAGATTCTCCAAATATGAGAGTTGCTCACTATAGGCTCTAATAGCCACGCTCTTTTCGTCCGTAGACACTATGGAGTGGGCCACAAAGCTCATATGCTTGAGTAGGACACTAGGAGAGGTTGAGGTGTTGATGATGCCAGCCGCAGCACTTCGTGGATTAGCATATTTCTCGCCCTCTTTGGTCTTTCTTATCTGCTCAAATTCCTTGATGGACAGGCAACCCTCACCACGTACGAACAAGCTTCCACGACTCATGATTTGTAGAGGTACATTACGCATACGTACAGCGTTATTAGTGATATTTTGTCCGATCATACCATCGCCTCTGGTTAGGGCATTGATGAGTTTTCCGTTGACATAATGCAAAACCATACTAATACCATCAAGTTTCCAAGATATGACTCCACCGTGTTGGCCAAGAAAATGTAGAAGCTCGTCGATACTTTTAGTGTCTTTTAGACTGAGGATTGGGCAACAGTGTGCGGCCCTATCAGAATATGATGGAGCAAAACCAACATTTTGAGTTGGTGTGTTTGGTAACCACATTCCAAGAATTGCTTCTAACGCACTAAGTTCCGTCAACATTAGGTCGTATTCTCGGTCGGTCATTATCGGACCGTCGTCTGTATCCGTATAATATAGACGACGAGCTTCGTTAAGACTGTCGGTTAGATATTGCATACGTTCTTTTTGTTGATTAGTCATAGTAGTTCCTCCTTTCTTACAAAATAAAAATATTATACCGCGTTGTAATTTTAGCGAATAAAAAGAGATGTCGGCGAGTGTCGAACTGCCTCATATTGAATCGTGCGGGGGTCTTCATAACGACACCTACATTCGTATCACTACACGATTTCTCTTCATTATACACCTTGTAATTTCTGCGAAGAAAAGGAAAGTATTAAACTTTCCCTGAGGTCCTAACCCGCACTTTTTTATTTATCGGTTCATCTGCATTATCACTCTCCATTACCTCTCTTGCGAGAGCTTCAAGAGCCTTCAAAGCTTCCTGCCGATTTTTTGCATTTATATTGATTATAACTTCTTCGTCATTTTTACTTTCCTTTTTGCTGAACGTTTTCTTAATGGAATCTTTTGCCTGTACTGTTTTCTTGACCAGCGTCTCTCTTGCCTCGGGTATTGCAATAATTACCGTAGTTGCTAATGCCTTTATTATCCTCCCAAATTTTCTTTGCTTTCTCTTTAGTGTTCATAGTGTTTCTCCTTTTCAAAATATAGATTTCATTATAGGCTGGGTTTTAGTCGCGACAAAAGAGGAGCTTAAGCTCCTTTTGCTGATTTTGCGTTCTTTAATTCGTTAAAGCTAACATACATAGCAACTCCAACTGCTCCTATCATAACTCCTATAATTCCAGATAGCAACATTAAGTCACGAATATCTTTTGCACTCCACATCATATTTCACGCCCTTTCATTAAAGCCTATGTAACTTGTGCGAAAGAAAAGAAGAATATAACGCTGTTTTCTATCTATCAAGATCCTACGTCCTACACTTTCGTGCTGATAGATCCCATGCTACTTAAATCTAGATGCATTATTGATCATCACGTTATACCAGCTAGAACTGTTTCTTCTCATTATAGAATATGTAATTAGTGCGAATAAGAGAGCTTATACTCCTACGTTTCCTTTTTCGATCTGGATTGACAAATGCTCCGCTTTAATATGTATCTTGGTATTCTTGAAGACATCGCCCTCATGCGTGGTATATAACTTTTCTGTCGGAATTTCGAACTCCACATCAACGTTACGCGCCTCCCCAAGAATACCCTTTTTGATGATAGCCGATACTATCATGTCTGTGATTTTATTACCCATGGTGATTTGTCTCCTATCAATTTTTCTTTTCATATAGTGTATGTTTATTCTGCGGGTTTAAAGAATATCTTTTTCGATCATCTCGGTTATGTAATCGACCGGAAGAACATCGATAATACGTAAATTATATAATCTAAATTTTTCAAAATTATCGAAATATATTTTATCGTCTCTTATACGTCGTCTTACCTCGTCTTCCGAGTCACCTCTTGATAAGGCTCTAGAAATAATAATATCTTCCGGTATATCCAACCATACGATATACGCGGGTTCAGTTAAACTTATAACACCTATTGGGTTGACCACTATAACAGTATTACCCACGGCACGATAATCTTCAACAGCGGATCCATAATAACAAGACCCAAATTCAGCATTATAAAATGTGAACTCGGCAAAGAATCCGTCTATTAGTTTTTTCTCAAAGTCTTCAGTGCTAAGAAAATGATAATCAACACCATTGACCTCACCTTTTCGCATAGGTCTTGTTGTGTATGTAAGTATACGTCTGTAACCACGACTTTCCAAATAATGTGATAATGTCGTTTTACCAGAAGCAGTATTTCCAACTAAAACTATACATTTTTCCATATTTAATCCCTCGTTTCGTGTATTCTAGTCAACCATCGTTGATGCTTAAACTCCAGCAACGGTTGATCTAGTTGAAGATCTAAGGTTTTAGTGCACAGCATAACGTCCGTATACTCTTCAACAACGTGTTCATAGCCCTCTTCCGCTGATACGGGTGTTGGGTTTTCTCCACGTAGTATACGAGCATATTTCAACGCTGCTTGTGCTAATTCGGCGGCTTCCTCCGCTAATTGTTCAAATACCGCCGGTTGACCAATTAAATCTAAAACATCATTCATAATTTCCTCCATAATTTAAAATATAAAAAGAGATGTGCAGGACTCGAACCTGCGACTTCGGCTTACTTAATTCAGCATGCGCTCTACCAACTGAGTTAACATCTCTTTCATTATAGTCCTTGTAATTTATGCGAAAATAAAGAGACTTTGTTAATCTCTTTATTTAGTTGTTTATTTTTTTGCTAAAAACTCTTTTGCAGAATATTCAAGCTCCATTTTACCACTTCTTGCAATTTCCTTGATGTGCTCTATGTCTTCTGTTGATATTCCTAATGATTCCAGCCATTTGCTGAAATCTCTAATACTATCACCATAGACTAGGTTTCCACCAGATCTAATCCAACTCATTATGTATCTTGTTGCATGAATTTCGTTAATTTTTTTGTTTTCAAACATTATGTTCAACTCCTTTCATTATAGTCCTTGTAATTTATGCGAAAGGAAAGGCCTATGTGGCCTCCTCCTCTATTTCCTCTTTCTCTATGTATGCTGTTAATTGCCGAATTTGACTTTCAACATCTCCCAGTTTCTTTGTGTTACTTCTCATCTTGGCATTGTACTTTTCAACCTTTCTTGCTAACTTGGCGTTCTTAGCACAATACCCTACAATCGAAGCTCCGCAAATCATCGCTCTTAGGACGTTCATAATAAGTCTCCTTTTCAATATAGTATACACTTCATTAGAGACCCTGTTATAACTGCGAAAAATAAAAGGCTATGTTTTAACCTTTTATTTGTTTTTTGCTTTAATGATAAAATTCAATCAGACAACATGCCACACTATACCAACTAACAACGGCAACTACTAAACTTACAGCTACTACGCCAATTTTTACTTTGTTCATTGTATGTCTCCTCTCAATTTCTTTCATTAAAGCGTGTGTTTTTTATACGAGAAAAGGGGAAGGCGTGTTGTTACACACGCCCTTTAATAACGAACCCTAATGCTTTACTGGTGATTACCCCGGCTTTTTCGTAATTCAACATCAACGCTATCTCCAGTAGACTACACACTACTACGGCTATTGTATCGGGACTGATCTTACGATCCTTTTCTTTGCTTTTAGCATCAAAAAGTTTTCCCAGATTACTTACCATAGCAGAATATTCTTCTGAATCTGCATCTAACGCTGACATTGCTTTTAAAACCGAGTCAATCTCCTTTTCTAGATTAGTACGCTTGTCTCTATTGGTGAATTTCATACGCTTTCCCACTTTCTTTTGTTTACAATTTCTGTTATATTTTTGTTCTCTATTAAAGGGTGGGTTATTTCTGCGAAAGGTCGGCTCCAGAATTGACGATAAGCGTGACCGTCTTTTGGGTGGCGAGTTTATCGAGGTCCACATCCAAGTCGAGTCGGTAAATATCCTTGGTTGGGTCGGACATATCGATTTGCAGGGTTCCGTTCGTAGCAGTCTCTGGCAGACCGGTAGCAAAACTAGTCAGTATCGAATAGATACCTGCCGAAGCTGCTACGGAGAGTATGTACACCCAGTTGTTGGCCTCGAGAGCGGCGCCTACAGTGATTAAGCTTAGGGCTGTCTGCGCTACGGTTCTGAGAGCTCTCATGAGCGCTGCCAGTAACCATTCCTTGGTAAGTTTGTTATTCATGGTGTTTTTCTCCTTCGATTTTTAGTGTTGTTTCTATAACCACAACCCGTTTATCAACGGCCGTAATAGCTTTGGCGTTTTCTCCAACGGCCTCCCAAATCTCGTCATGCTCTTTACAGTTTTGGGTGACTATTTTGTCAAGTTGTGTTTTTAGCATTGATACACAGGTAACCAGCTCGATATTGGTTTTGTTTAGGGCATTCAATGGTTTTGAGAGCTTCTCAAACCATCCTATAACAATACCTACGAGGGTTAACAACGTTACAAATACTAAGACTATGTCCCACTTGGTGAGTTCACTGACTCCTTCAGGCATGGGCATATCCTCTCTTTCCTATTTGTCTTGTATTAAGAATTATTTGCCCGCAATAAAGCGAACTAAGTCCATGATGCGAAGTCTGCGGTTAAAGCCATTAATGTCGGCCATTCTTGAGTATATGGAGTAGTTATCGCCGTCCGTAACCACACCACCAGAATCGACTGAGAACTCAGTCTTATAACCATCTTTCCGGCTAAACACCTGACGAACCTCGGTTATAACGCCCAGGCTTGTTCCTTGCACGCCATCAATGTCCACCACCTCGGCTACATCGCCTACTAAGAGCTGCGGACGGAACGGACCAGTTAGGTCCTCACCAATACCGACATACTGATAGGCTGCCGCTTGCATTTCAGCAAAGACTTGCAATTCTGCCTGAGTAAATCCGTCCGGAGCCTTGATATGCTTGGTTCTGTGCTTACCTAACGCCCAATATGGGAAGTTGGTTATGTCAACCATTACGGGTGTAAGGTCAACATCGCTTGCGTTCTTACCAGTTACTCGGATTGCTGTATAACACCCGTCGGACATCTTACTAGTCTTACGTCTGAAGACGTCATGATGAGCATAGAAGCTATAGTAACTGTTAGGTTGGACTGCGGATATCCAATTCTCATACCCAACACAAACGGTTCCGTCAGCTAGTTCGGCCATAGCCCAAACAAGGGACGAACCAGTAAAGTAAGATATCATCTGTTGGAGTCCTTCTAGGAGGGTCATCTCAGGCTTAAATTTGTGAGCCATAGAGCCCACTGCGGGTTGTAACGAGTATTTAGTAACACCAGCGTAGTCTAATATAGCCTTTACGACGGCGTTGGACGTACCAGTGTACTCGTAGACGTTATCAAACGTCTGATCCTTAAGCAAATATCCGATCGAGTTACGTCCGGACAAGGGTACAAGTTCACCATTGACTTCGTACGAGCACTCGTCGAGACGAGCAACACCGATGGGATAGGCCTCGCTATCTCCCATTTTGATGGCTAATGTGATTCTAGCACCGGGTTGGAAAAGCGTCACTTGGTCTCCGAAGACGTCGGGACCAATGTTTTGTACGTTTGCTGAGAACTGAGAAATAGCATTGTCAGTTTGGGTTGTCCATGACCACGAGTCGAGTATTGGAGCCAAATCCATGGCGTAGACATATCGAAGGAATACAAGTTTAGTCCCCTCAATCGCTACGCCATAGAGTATACCATTACAAGGATGGTCAAGACCGAGTGCTGTGTAGGGGTTTTGGTTGACGAAGGTGGAGGGGTCTGATAAAACTGAGACTTCCCAATGCCCATATGGAACAGTCTCCGTACGAGTCTTAAGTCCGCCGTTTAGAAATAACGTCTGCGCAACCTCGTCATAATAATGTACGACTCCTCCGACTTTTACGTCCGTATCAGTACCGATATCTCGATAGAAATCCCAGACAAGCGGTGCAGTACTAGCGGCCATTCAGATCCCTCCTTTTCTTAACCAATGTATTCCCCTAATTGAATTTCGAACGAGAAATCAAAAACGTGGTTGGCATCCTTAGCAATATTCTGAGTGTGATAATCGGCCGTGATGACGGCTCCAGAAGTCGGGGCGACATCAAAGTGAATATTTTTGTCGGTCGTTCTGGTTAGCGTTGGCGTAACTCTTTCAGAATCGCTTGGGCGAGAATCATAGGCGACCTTAATAAACTCGTAATGCTGATATTCGCTTGCTATTGCCGCAAAATCAACCTGTACCCAGTTGATGCAGTCATTGGACATATACATATGTGTGAATCCAGAGTTGCTTCGAGTAAACTGGGTTATACCAATCGTTTCGTGATAAATATTTCGATAGTACGTCGCCTTCGGGTCGCCAGTTAAATTGTATTGGGCAACGCCTACCAGACCATTTGTGTCAGAATATGAACTCCAATGATCGTGGCAGTAGGGGAAGAACCCATCAACTCCGCCATTAACTGGGTTTATCAGTTGGAACAACCCAATTGCAAGAGTTTGAGTAAGCGGATAGTTTTCGTCAATGGTTACTCCGGTAGTTTGCTCAACACCATTGACATAAATTTTTGCCGCAGATACAAGCGAAAACGCGGTCTGAAAATCTTTGATTACTCCATCGCCCGTTGCAACTGCTTCACCAGTTACGTTACTTCCGGCAAACCATGAAGCATAGCATGGGAAAAACATGAGGAAGTTGTAGTACGAGTTGTTATAGTAGGAAGCCATAACCCCTCGGTTCATCGCTACTATGTTGCCAGTATTGGCACCAAGACGAGTGACAGCACCCTTAATTTTCTTTTCAGCCGGAACTACTGAGAGTCCGATTGCCGGATAAGGGTATCCATTATCGCCACCCATAATAGAGTTTTTTTGAAGGACAAGAACAGGAGCGAACTGATACATATTTGTTGCTCCGGTTAGTACATCAAGCCATATGTGGTTCTTGTTGATAAACACGATGTCGGTGTTCTCGCCCCAGTGGACAAATACTGTAGCATAGATATTAATAATATCAGTGCTAGTCTTAGCAATGCTAATTTGATTTCCATTCATATCCTTTAGCATTGCATGAGTCATTAGTTTGTCAGTTGCCGCTGTAAAGCCGATTCCGATTTCGGTAAGCGTTTGACCTATGTTTTCAGTTTCGGATATGGTTATTTTTTTCTTGGTCATAAAAGTATGACCGTTGACAAATTTACGCTCATAATCAACTGCGGCCTTCGCCGACAAATACGTGAACAAGCCCGTCCTCGTTGCCGAGGGAGTTCCAGACCCAGTTCCGTAATGTATGTAGGCGAACCAAGAGTTGTTTCCAATGTAGGTCCACAATTGATTCAGAACAATGTTTTCAGCGTAAGCTTTTTGCTTAACTGCTCCAGTGACTGAATCAATAACCTCAATGTCAAAACGGTTATGTATACTGGCATCCAATGACGCTTCGATCTTTTTTGGAATTATATTCCTTTTGGTACCTCTTATCATTTATGTACCTCCTTATATGTCGTTAACGTGAGTTAATACACCAGTCGCCGAAAGAGAGATTTCAATATGCCCCTGTTCTTGGTCTGCTGTATTTGTGTAATAGATTTGGGATAATGCGCCCGTAGCAGAAATTGAAACCTCGATATGTTCTATGTTGTTTTGATCGGGTTTGGGTATTAGTTCCGTCGGCAAAAATGTTTGAGAAAAGGCTTCAACGTTTCCAGTAGACCCAGCAAGAGAACCAAGTCCATCATAGGCAATGGTTATGTTTCCAGCAGAACTCTCAAACCTTTCTAGTGGCATTACTTCAAGAATGACTTCTTTTGCGTTATCGCCCATAGATATGGTGTTCACGGTTTTGACAACGTTTCTTAAAGTTCCATTTGGAACACTGTCATATTCAGGAACCGTGATAGTGAAGTGGCTTTCGTTTCCGGTAGGTCTATCTGCAAACTGGATTTCCTCAATTTGCAATCCCGAGTTATTGCTCGTATTCATGTATATACGATAGTATAGATAAGGCGTCGTGTTATTAGTGTCGAATTCAACCCACCCAGCAGTTCCTTGTGGGGCTGGAACCGATACCGTTGATAAATCTACCCAGGAAGTCCCATCATTACTTCCTTGAAATATAACCGATAATGGTCTGTACAATCCACTAGATGTTAGGTACATTCTCCATTTGGGAAATGCTTTAGCAACTGTATATTGAACTTTGAACCATTCTCCTGCAACAAATCCAGAAATAAACCATGAGGTTGTGGTCAACCCGTCAGCGGCGTTGGTTACTGGATAACCACTATAGGCATGACTTCCAGTTACGGTGCCCATTATTTTTTGGTAGGAATATGATAGTACTGGATTTAAGCCAGTTACGTCGCCAATAAGCGCCTTATCAAACGTGATTTTTATTTTAGCACCATCGCCTTTTACCCAACTCATATATTAGTCACCGCCTTTACGATCGGTACTCCGCCGGAAGAAGAAAAACAACCCCGAAGCACGAGCCAATATAAAAGGTCGTGATAACTGAAACTTTTTGAGCCTATAGGCGACAAAGGTGTGGTTATAGCGCCGCATAGGTTTTTATATTGCATACTCTATACCTCCCCTAAGAGGGCCCATACAACGCCGGTAAACCAGTACACTTTTCCGTTGCCAATTAGAGCAAAACTCCAAGCTGGTATGTCTTCAAGACGTCCTGTTACAGCAACCATCTGTTCAGGAGTTGTCGGAAGCTCCGAAACATGGGCTTCTGTATCTACACCAAAAACCAATCCGCCGTATCTAGAAATAAGTTTAACCATAATGTTTCCTCCAATTAAATATTTTCAATCGTTTCGATCCTTGGTGGAATTGTACGTACAAGTCCTATTGGGTCAAAAGTTATACTCGTATCCACAAGCGGTGTACCGGCCATGCTAGTGATGGAACCAGCCGTATATGCTACAGTAACAGAACCGACCGCATTATTAAAGCTTCCAAAATCAAGAATAATGGTAAGGCCGTCCTCATCTAAAGTAGAAGAACCCACGAGGAAACGAATCCCCAAACTGTCAACGAGCGATAATGAACTAACCTGTGCTAATACTTCGCTCGCCGTTAGATGAATATTAAACCGAACCATAATTCGTTTACCATAATCAAGATACGGTTCTTGTGTTTCTGGGTTAATGGCCTCCACAGCAACATTTTCAACGTGAACCATAGTTGGAACGCCCAACGAGTATAGACCACCATATGGGGCGCCAGCGGTGATTCCCGATATCTCAATATGTTCCTCTTCGGGTGTTACGTTGGTGTATGTAACTTTGACCAATTCACCAGATGCGTCTATTTTCTTAAGTTCTAAATGTTCAGCACTTTTACTACCAAGGCCGCCAAACTGAGTAAACGCCTCGTACATTGCACCGGCATTATTGACAACCTGTAATGCCACTCGATAGTCCCATGTACGTTGGGCGCTTATCTGTGTCCAAGTCTGTCCTAAAGGCAGTGCTGATGTGGGCACAGGTTCTGCGTCCGTCCATACACCGTCAATAAACTGACGATAATAGATTGCCCCAGATAGAATAAAGAAGACGCATAAGCCAAAATCGAAGCCTGGAACGTCTGACCACATAGCTCGTACGGCTGTTACGTCCGTACAATTCGCCTCAGCGAGAGTGTATCGCGACTCTCCGTCAATCTTCTGAGCATATAGCCCACCTGACGAGACCCAGAAGACCCATGGTTGAGTCTCCGTGACGAACTCATACTTTCCGCTCGTATTTTTAGGCATCGTCCCGTCAAAAGCTAGAGCCACAGCGCTAGCGTCCTCAGAAAAGCCGGTCTCATACCACTCATGGGCCGCCATACTAGTTCTGTGAATAGCAACCATAACGTTGGCTTTACCATTAGAGATATAAGCCAGGTTGAGTTTTGTGTTAGTAAATCCAAAATATGGATGACAGACGGCAATGGATACGTCCGTAAAGGTTCCATCCAGAACCGTCTGCTTTTCCAAGAAGGTGTCATCGGTAAGTGCAGTTGTTGGTCTGCTAATCCACGCCACTGTAGAAGGATTTGCAGATGTTCCTTTTGTCTGAATATTCATGATAAGCTTGTCAGCAATATCCTTCGGCACGGTTCTCACGTAGACACCTCCTCTGCTATAAGTAATTTGATTGACGTGGTATACCACTCGCCAGGTTCGGCAGTATCCCATTCGGGTTTAGCCTCGATATAACCCATGACGAGTTTTTCACGATAGACCGCCGTCAAATATACACCATCTGCCTCGGCCTGGTTGACTGCTTCCATCTCTGTTCTGGTTGACAAAATCGTGATATCAGCATACTTGTTACCAGTACCGATTGTCTGCATATAGACGCTGCCATCCAAGGCTTTGGATATGACTTTGGTTTGCTCGATGCCTGGAATATAGGAGAGAATTTGAGCCAAGACAGCGCCCTCAAGTGAGAGTTTCCACTCAGTATATGTTGTCATCTTCGACTATCCCTCCTCATAAGTGATGTAATCATATCCTCAACGGCATAGTCAGCCACTGCGACCAATTCGCCCTTGTCGTTGACACCCTTTACAGTTACATCATCAAAGGTGTGGTGGACAGTTGTGGACTGCTCCGCACGTACAAGCGGGGTGATATTTGTAGCGCCAAGTGTCAGACTTTGTAGTTCTTTTGCGGTCGCCAGACTGCCTGAGGATATGCCCTTTGTCATATCTATGACGGGTTGAATTGTACCCTTAGCCATGTTTTCTGCGGCTGTAGAGGCTACATGGGCATATTTGGTAAAGCCCTTGGCAAACCCCAAGTCGGCATACATGCCAGACTTGATAAATTCTGTCGCTGGAGATGAAACGCCTATTTCGGCATTGGCGGCATTCAACGCGGCACGAGCCATAGAGGCCGCAGCAACAGCCGCCGATTGGATATTGTCAGTAATACCAACAACAAAGCCTTTGACTAGGTTTGCTCCAGAAGACTGGAACCCACTCTTATGACCGTCGATGGCCGATAATGAGTTGTCAATTTCTGAATTGATGATTTTACCGACGCCACTAACCTCGTCAGGAACCTTTTTGATCGAGTTAACACAGTCCGTTATAGTAGCCGTAATAGAAGCAAGTCCGAGTCCAGTTGAGAGCGCGCCTGCGCCAAACGCTAGTAATCCAGCACCGCCAGCTAACAAACCAGGAGAAGCAAGTAGTAATTTTCCACTGGTTATAAGCAAATCTGTAGCGAAGGAGCCAAGACCTTCGAGTTTTGTAAGGTCTACCATGGTCAACACCATAAGACCGGCGCCCATTGCAGCCAAACCGAGTCCAGCAGCTATTGCGCCCGCTCCAGCGACTACTGCGCCCGCTCCAAAGACAAGCAAAGCAGCTCCAGCAGCTAAAAGTTGCAAGGAGAGAGCAGATATTTGTACGGCCGTATTGGCCAAATTCAACAGTGCTTCTTGACCAGCGGGACCGGCCGCAACAATCAAACCGAGACCCATACCAAGTAGCATGAAGCTAATACCCAATGCTGATACGCCGATAGAGAAGACTAAGAGTGCTGCTCCGACAACGAGAATGGCTGGGGCCAACAAGGTTAATGGTGTGATGGCAAGTGCTATGGCTATCAATATGCCAACACCAGCCAAACCGGATACAGCGAGAGCACCAAGACCTATTGATAGGACTAATGCCGCCGCACCTATGGCTGCTAAACCGATACCAAGGACTATTAAGGCCGCTCCTAGAAGCAGCATTGATGGAATAACCGGGGTCAAGAGAGCAGCGGCCACTCCGAATATGGCTAATGTGCCAACTAGAGCTAGAAGGGCTAGTCCTATCTCAGTTAAAGACATAGAACCGAGAATCTTGAGTGCCACTGCGAGAACGAGTAGGGCTGCACCTACGACGAGCATTGCTGCGGCGCCAACGATGGCTCCTTGCATGGCATTAACCGCTATGACAATAATAAGGAGAGCCCCTCCAAGGGTTATAAGGCCAGCGGCTATTTGCTCGGGTGACATACTGCCCATGATCTTCATAGCCAAAGCTATTGCAACCAATGCTACAGCCAACCCAATGAGACCTAGACCCATGCTAGCCAAGTTTTTAGGCATGAGATATACGGCGCCTATGATTAGAGCCAGTGCTATAGCCATAGCTCCAAGACCCTGTACCAACTGCTCAAGTGGCATACTGCCAAGAATAGCAATCGCCATTGCAAATATATTGAGCGCAACTGCTAGAATCCCGATAGCCACAGCCGTAGCAATGAGTTTACCAGAATCGCCCATTGTCTTGACAAATATAGCAATACCAGCCATGATGGCGGCAACCGCAATAAGTCCTTGGACAAGGGCCGCTGGATCCATGGTGCCGAGAGTCTTAACTGCCTGCGAGAGAATGAGAATAGCAGTTGCAAATATAACAAGTCCAACGCTACTGCTAATGAGTTTACCAGTATTCTTTGACATTGCTTTGGCAGCAACAACCATCATAGCCATCATAGCACCAATAGCAATGGTTCCGGCTACTATTTTATCAAAGTCACAATCACTAATCTTTTTAAGTGCAACTGCCAGAATAAGAATCGCAATTGACATGCCGATCATGGCCGTAGCCAAGATAGTCAACTTTGCAGTACCCTTTACACTCGTTCCCATTTTGTCAAATAATAACATGGAACCCATCAACTCAGCAAACAGAGTGGTCATCGCTGCTAAAGAGCCAGCAATCTTGTCTGGGTCGACCATTGATAGGACAAGGAACGACACCGCAAGGATACCAATAGCCGCTGCTATTTTTAGGAGAATGTTGGCCTTTAAGTCGTTCTGATAGGCCTCGAGGCATCCTTTTACACCGTCAAGAAGACCCGTAATTGAGGATAAGAAGCCTGAGCCTGAGTCGACAAATTTCTTGATACCGAGAATCAATGCTCCAAGGACACCCGTGCTAAATAAGCCGGCAAGACCAGAGAAGTTTAGGTTCTTAAGTGCATCGCCAATAGCCTGACCAAAAGGTTTAAGGTATTCGGCGATTTTCTTGAAGGTCGTTCCAATAGCGGTACCTATCTTACCTATGAACTCAGAGACACCCTCTAACGGTTTGAACTTCTCCTTGATTGAGTCAGCAAAGGCCGAGAAACCTGAGGTGTCAATGCCGAGTAACTTGCCAAAAGCCTTAACTATGGCTGTGACTCCGGTAGTAATGCCGTTCGTACAAGCGGTTATGACGTCGCTTAGAACTTCAAAGGCGGTGGTAAAGAACCCACTCTTATCTAAGAAGTCATCAATTGAAACTAACCAATCGCCAATACTGGCGGTAAAACCAAGAAGACCTTCTCCGGCTGGGGCCAATGCTCCAACCAATTTTCCGACAACTTTGATTACTGTAGTGAATGCTTTTTTGATAATGTCTAAGATGGCAAACAAACCCTTGAAGGTTCGTTTGAGATTCTGACTTTGCGTGTCGCTGAGTTTGAATTGTGCTGTGAAGTCTCGAATCTTCTCTGTAAGAGCATATAATTGTTCGCCTGTTGCGGCCGGAAAGATTTCTCTGAACCCATCTCCGATTGGTTTAAGAATACTCATTAAACCTTCGAAGGAATTACGTAACGCCTGTATAAGGTTCTCTCGTCCGGAGGCGAGCGTCATCTTTTTAGCGAAGTCATCGAGAGATACGGTCCCATTTTGAACCTCTTTGTTGAACTCTTCTAGAGCAGTAATCTGAGCACGAGTATACCCAAGCTCGGTTAACTGGTCATCAGATAGTCCTTGTGTCTTTGCTGTAAGGTTCTTGAGCGCTTCACTCATCATGTCCGCAGTAAGCCACCCGCTCTTTAATGTTGCCGTAAACGAGCCTTCTTTGGTTATCATTTCGTCTATTTTAACATCGTGGGCCTTGGCAACCGCCATTAGAGCGTCTATGTAGCCTGCTTCATCGGCAACTCCGGCATATAACAGTTGTTTCCACCCAGAGGATAGTCCTCCAGAAAGTAAATTGTTACGAACCTGGGCAGAATCACCAATGAGTTTACCCATAACGTTGGATATCTCAGTGAATACTTCCTTTGCTTCACCAAAATCACCGATTATCAGTTTCCAACTCTGAGACCATCCTGATTGGGCAGCCTCTTTTAACGTGTCGTATAACTGACTTAAAGTTTTAACTTTGGTAGCCGCATCGTTAGCCATCTTACCGAGTTTCATTATCTCAACTATTTGTGCCTCTGTATAACCCATAGTCTTAAGTTGTGTTTCGTTCAAATCCCCAGTAAATTTGGAAAGGGTTTCGGTCAGAACCTCGGATGTTAACCAACCTTTTTCAAGGGTGTTTCTGAACGAGCCTTCATCCGTAATCATTTGGTCGATCGCTACGCCATGAAGACGAGCGGTCTCTTTTAAAGCGTCTTGGAAGACTTGACCGCCCATACCAGCATTGACAACCGAGTTCCAGTCCATAAGTTTGACTGTTCCTGAGGACAATGCCTGAGAAAGTTGATACATGGCTACGGACGCCTGCTGGGCATTTGAACCCGAGACAGCGGCCAAGTTAGCGATACCTTTGATGGCCGAGACTGACGTCTTCAAATCGACGCCGGCGGCTGTAAAGGTACCAATATTCTTGGTCATTTCTGTGAAGTTGTATATGGTCTTATCGGCATATACGTTTAACTCATCTAGAGCCGCGTTAACCTGATTAAGGGTTGTACCTTTCATGGAGGTGTTTGCTAAGATGGTCTGTACAGCGTTTATCTGGGTTTCGTATTCACGAAAACCGGCCATGATCGGGTCAATGGTAAGGGCTGAAACAATTCGTTTGCCGGCATTTACTGCGGAATTGGTTATGTTAGCAAGAGCCGTCATGCCCATTATGCCTAGGTTAGAGAACCTACTAGCAATAGCGTCGACTCCATCAGCAATTCCTGCGAGTGAAAATTTCCTAGCAGCATCATGTAAACCCATCAAACTCTTAGTAGATTTATCCAGATTTAGACTACTCTTAAGTTTATCGAGAGTACTGATGCTGGTTTTAACTCCAGACTCAAATTGCTTATTGTTGAATTGCATGTCTACAATTCTTTGGTCGATCGATTTATCACTCATAGATTTGTAACCTCCCGCCATACAGATTTTGCAATCTTATCAAAGATTGGCTTAATTGCCGGGTTAATATAATCACGTCCTTGGACATACCCACCGGTTCCAGTTCCATGACCATACTGTAATATGATAGCAATGGGGACCCCATCACGAACATTGGAGTTTGTCCAAGCGATAGAATATGAACCTTTTCCGATAGTAACCTCGTAATCCCAGGAACTGGCAGTCACACCAGAGTCAACAGGAGTAGCAGAAGCTAGAGCGTTGACTCCCTCTCGACCATAACTCTCAAGAATTTGCCGATAGTTAATCTTAGTAGCTCTTTTTAGGAACTTCTCCGTGTTATTGAAGCTTCCTCGATGCTTGAATACTACCATGTCTTCCTCCTTATATCGGTGGATTCTTGTCTTTTGAATTTGGCTTTTCTTTCGTGTGTGGTTTATCTGGCCAAGTATTGTTTTGTGAAAGATTTTCAATCATGGATTTAAGTAGAAGAATAACTGGAGGTGCAACCAATTCGACTAAGGCTGCCTTAGACAGACTCTCGGCAATATCATCCCGCTCAATATAAGCAAGATAGTACGATGAACCCGCCATGATAGCTCCTATGTAGACGAGTACAAATATAAGAATCTTGCTCGTATCCAGTTTACCTTTGTCATTCAACCAACAGGATATCCAAACTAAAACAAAACCAAAAGCTATGGTTCCACAAATCATGAGAACCTTAAATCCCCAAGTTCGTAGAATAAAACAACACACAAAGCTAAAGGTTATAGATAAGAGACACAATAGAAGTGCTCTTAAAAACAACTTCTTCATATCACTTATCCAGCAAACCGGCTCTGTTAAACAGAGTCGCTGCTTCTTCGCGACGAAGAAAACCCTGGGGATTATCGACGAGGCCGTCTTTGTCACCGTCGGAGAAAAGACCACTCTCAACAGCTTTCTCACACGACTCAATCGCGTATTCGGACGGTTTCTCGTCAGCAAGTCGAATGTTTATACGAGCAAGCAATGAGTCAACCTGCTCATCAGTTAGTTTTGTAAAGTCCATATCTTCATCCTCCTCAAGATTGGCATTGACTCTTTTTGCTATTTCACCATGAAGGTTATATAGGTAGTTTCCTGGGCAGGCCTTAGCAGCGAACCAACGATGAACCGTCATGTTCTGTTTGTCAACCTGTCCGATTAAAGACTTATCAGCCTCCCATAGAAGTGCCTTGATTCCATTACGTTTGCAAATGTCGGTTAGCAATAGAATAAGAGATTCATATGCCTCGTCAGATATTGGCCAATCTGGAGCACCATCACAGTTTGCCACTTCGATGGTTATTGCTCGGTTATCGTTGGAACCCGAAGAGGTGCATATAGAACGGTCGCCCTCGTCAACGTACAATGCAATTCGACCATCTGAACCTATGCCATAGTTGCTGCTGGCTACTCTAACTTGGAACACCTCGCCACAGCCTTCTATTGAACCATCACCAGCCATAACGTGGATAGAAATAGTATCAATAATATGGTTTCGAGGACTGACCCTATGCGGACTAATCCTCGTGTATGAGATTAAAGAACTGTTGCTCATAGCATCACCCCTTTGTATTCATTGAACGTCTACGAGACGCGTTTAATGCCGCATTACGACTAAGGGTTTCTTTCCTACCCATCTTCTTCGGAGGTTGACTCTTAGCGTCGCAGACCTTGATTAAGGCAAGTAGTTTGTTAAGGTGCCACTTTTCACGATCAAATGGAATGTTTAAAGCAACCATCCAATAGTAGATGATTTCGGAAGTCGTAATTTCTCTATTCAGCCCCTTTTTCTCATTAGGAAAGGTGGTAGCCGTCATAGGGGCTTCGATGTAATCGGTTACCTGCTTTATGTTTTCTGAAGTAAGATACCGATAAACATTTGGATCGACGTTTTGGGTTATAGTCATACACCGAATGTAATCAATATTTTCTTCACTTGTTTTCTCTTGTTTAGCCAAGAATGGTTTACACCATCTCGACTCCCATTTTGAAAGGGAGACCAGAGAGTGCTCGAGTTGCAATGTGTATTCCTTGGAATGAACGAATTCGTTCTTTTCCTCGTCCCATTGCTCGATAGAAGGTATCGTGAGCTGTAACATTTCTGGCCTCCCTGTTCCAACATATTAATTAAGTGGCGCAGGAATCGAACTTAAGTTATTGGGAGCCTGCGGAATAATCCCATTAACAAAGTCCGCCGCGGAATCAGCATCGGTTAAGAACTCCATAAAGAGTTCACTATACGCTTCTGTCGCTGTGAAGGAGTCTGTTATCTCCTTGTTTTTCATGAAGCGCTTTCCGTCAAGACTCTTTTCGCCATATGCCTTACGGATAAGGTCTTTGAATATCTCAACGATAGCCGGGCCATCTGTTGTCCTGTTGATCTTCGCAACTATGGCGTTCATGCCGCCGTCATAACAGAGATCCATCTCTGTGATCTCTGCTTTTGTCAGATTGAAGTAAAAATCCTCAGTCTGTTTGACTCCGTTGAAGTCAGTATAGGTAATTGTCTTTTTAAGCATAGTGTAATTAACTCCTTTCAAAATGTTGATTATAGCGGAGCCCTCCGGATATCGAGAGAGCCCCGCCAAGAATCATAAGATTGGTTACGCGGCCGCGGTAGTAAAGTTCTTTACTGTCGGAGCCAGCGCCTGACCGTAGATATCCACTACGCCGCCAATGGCGACGATGTAAATAGTGCTGATAGACAGATCGGATGTCGGATTGAATGTGAGAATCTTTCCGGTTGCATCCCAAGTCTTGGACCCAGCAACGAGAACACCAGTCTCAGAGGTTATCATGATGGACTCACGCTGGATTTTGTTGTTGAAAGTCATCACAACATTTGCGCCGACGGCAACATTGGTTGCTTCATCATCAGGAACGATGGTAGACAGTGCCAAAGCCGCAGGAGCTTCGCCACCGATGATTGACAGTACTTCCTCGGGCAAGGGCAGACGTGCGTCAGCGCCTTCAGTACCGAAGAGAACATTTTCAAGCTGCGTTAACTTTGCAGCATCAACCTTTGTGGAATCAACGATCAAACAAGCAGTTGGCTTATAGCCGGCAACCGGAACAGGGGTGGTTGTGACTTCCCAAGAGAACGTTGCCGCTTCAGGAGAGTCATTAACCGTAGCATAGGCTTTCTCGGAAGGAGCAGCCATAGCGTTGTAGATCAAATGAAGCTTATAGCCATAATCGCCACCCTCGGTATCATTACCAAGGATGGTCTTATAACAAAGACCGAAGCCTTTTCGCTTCTGCTGACCGATTGATACACCGACAGCAATAGATGCCGAACCATCGCAGATGGCAAATTCGTCAGGATATGTATAAGCCTCGATGGTTGCACCGAATTCCTCGGCAGAAATAAGGTTCAAATATGCGATGTTATCAGCATAAACCTTATTGGACTCTGCGCCCGAAGGACTTTCAGTTACAGCCGTAAGACCATTCCAGGCCGCACCAAGCGGATACAGACCAGCGGTGTTCATGGGATAAACAACACCCTGATTAACACCAGTCTCGTAAAGACGTTCTGTAATTGCGTCCCAAACAAGTTTCATAGTAGTTCCTCCTTAATAATAAATGTTGAATATGTCGTGGTTGAGATTGTCGGACGTAAAATGCCGATCGTATACACACATCGACAAGGCTCCGACTTTTCCCGGGATAACACTGTCCGGATCCTTTGCAATAACCGTTAATTGATAACGATTTTTGATTGAATATGGGACATTGTTTGCGAACTTTGTGTCCATCGAACTACGAGAGTACACAATGCATGGATACTTCATAACGATTGTCGCTGGAGGTTGAAAATATACGTTTTTAGACCCCAGTATCGTCTCCAGGACTGTCTGGAGTTGGAGCCGTGTCCCCATTGTATACACCTCCTATCGTCAAGATAAGACGGGGCCTTAGGACCTCTACATTAGTAATTTTCCAATTGGCACCCATCCATTTGATGTATCTCATTGCGTAGAAAGTTTGGTAGGCGAAGGGATCCCCAACAATACTAATTGTGTTACTCACAGTTAGATTATCATTGAGATTCTCCCCCGCCTCCAATCTTCGCGTATTCTTAATGACGTCACCCGAGTAGTTATGCTCGGTAATCACTTCAGTATGTACGCCAGGCGCAGTTTCGGACGTTAGGACATAGCCGATCGGTCCATAAAACTTTGCCATTTTGAAGCTCCTTACTCAGTTATTATGCCGGACGTCTTTCGAGAATGAGAGCGGACTTCGGTCTGGTCAGAGCGCCGGAGACACGGGTCTCAATCAGATACTTCTGCTGGTTGTAGTCGATGTCAAAGTCGTCGAACATCGCAACCTGGCCGCCCTTATCAGCGCCGATGGTATAGTCTTTGGGGTTGACGATAACGCCGAGGATGTCGTTGGTATGGGTCTCATCAACCTTACGGGTTGCGCCGTTCATGGGCTCGACTTCAACAATCTTGCTTACGCGCAGAACGTTGGCGAGTTCCTGGACACTTGAATAGACACGACGCTGCATGCCGTCCTTAATGAGGAGCATCTCGGTAAGGAGGTCTGTGGATGTCCACAGAGTCGGGTTACCAGAGCCCTTATAGAACTTGCGCAGACGGATAAACTCATCGATGACTTCATCGGTTGTAGCCGCATGTGCGACGTCGCCTCTATGTACGTACAAAGAATCGTTGTCTTTGAGGATGGGGCGAATGTTCTGCTCGTTGATCTTATCTTCGTCAGAAACGTCACGGCCGTCTCCGATGAGGGCTGCAACAGCCAGTTCCTCGTTGAGCATGCCGCGCATTTCGTTTTTGAGCCAGATAACAACGTCGAAATCGGTAATGTCAACGATGTCGTCACGGTCAAGTTTCTGCTTCTTATAGATGGTTGTGGGAGTTGTAACGCGCTTAAGCAGCGGAACAATCTCTTCCTTCTTCAGAGAACCGGTGACGTAACCCTTCGCACGAGCGTTATCCGCTGTGATGTCGGCTACGACAGTCTTGATTCTGGAGAACGGAGTGTGGGTGCACTCACCAAGGAAGATGGTAACCCAAGAGTCCTCACGCTTGAGGGTCTGAGGACCATTCTCATCAGTGTAGCGAGCATCCGGGAACAGAACGTCAATAGGGTCGAGACCATAAGTCTCAGCGTGCTGAATAAAGCTCTCTTTAAGAGAACCGCAGCGCTTAGCGTCGGCTACAATCTCACCGATCTGGTCGTGGGTAAGAACATTCTTAGATGCGGGCTCGGCGGATTTGTCAAATACGTTATTTTTCATAATTGAATCTCCTTCTTCGTCATAATGTTTGATGTCTCCATCATTGGATTGGTCGATTGCTTCTGCAATCAGAGCGTAAACAACGGTCTTCTGGTCTTCATCGAAGGTAGCAAACACGTCAGCGACGGTCTTTTCTCCGCCAGCGTGTTCAATAACTTCATCGCCTTCTTCACCATCGTCATGTTGGGCGTCGCCTCCAGCATCGCTAAGTGCTTGGGCTACAAGAGCATAGACGACATTTTTCTGCTCTTCATCGAAGGTTTCGAACACCTCGGCGACTGTTTTGTCGTCGGAGGATTCTTTAACCGCCGGTTTATCATCGGCGTGACTAAGAGCGATCTGCATGGATATGATGGCTTCTGATTCGTCGATATCAAAGGTTCCATCACCGTGCGCAAAGTTGAGATTCTCGATATATGCACCGGGATTAGCACCCGAAAGCACGAGACTGACCTCACGTATTGCGCCATGCATAACTCGCTTGGCCTGTTCCTGGAGCTGATTTGCCCATATTGAAAGCGAGGAAATGTCACCATGAGCGACAAGTTTCTTGGCATTCTGGCCGGCTACTGTGTCGTTAAACGAGCAATAGCAATATACTCCATCCTCACGATTTTCGAGAATGGCGTGACCTAGGATATTCGCTGGGTCATTATGCATGTGCTGCCACACGAGTGGGACCTGAGTGCCGTCTTGATGTTTGAACGCATCTTTAAGGATAGTTCGCCCATCTGTGCATTTAAGATCGTTTCTGGTGGCATAACCATCAAAATCACACTTAATTTTACCCATTATGTTAGACTCCTTTCGAATTTTCTGCACCATCTGACTTTGGCTCCGTAGGAGTCGTATCGGGAGGTGCGTTTATGTTCTTGTTCCTGAGTTGATCAGCCTTAGGATCCGCTGATGGTTTCCAACCAATAATGGCACGAACATCATTGGACGATAAGACCTCATTCCTAGTAAACTTGTCGGCAACTTCTGCCAAATCCTTTACAGGTACAAGTTTAAAGGGATCATTAAAGAACATGATAGTTTGCTTTTGAGTACGTGCTGTTTTGGTAAGAAATTTGCGTTTGAACTCGTCAACTATTGCAGAAACGATCACGGAAACTGATCGGTTCTGATAGTTTAACATCGTCGCCTCATCTGCTTTACCAGTAAACACATCTTCTGTTAAACCTAACTGGCTATACAGCATACTCGTTAGATATTGAATCTGTGACATAAGGTTGTTCTCGGCGGGGCGATTAAGTTGGGTAATGCGTTCAGTACCATCGGTATACGCAATACCATATGTGCTACCGGAAAGTTGCATCTCAACATCTTTCCGACGCTTCTCCGCTTCCAGACGACGTGCCTCGGTTTTGATTACGTATGGAAGTTGGATTATAAGGTCAAGTTTGCCTGCTCCACTCTGTTCGTCAATAGCATCCAGGATTGCTAGCTTTCGAATAAGCCGCTTGAGGGTACTATTTGGTTCATTCATGACGGCATATAATGGATTCTCGATTATGGCAACCATGTTTTTTGGAAGGGTAAGTTCTTCTTGCAATCCCGTGTCTTCGTTGTAGAGTTTAACTCGAACACTTTTAGGATACCATTGAACTATCCTTGCCGTACGGAGAGACTGAATGTCATAAGACCCAGACACCTTTGGGTCAATCGTTGTATCAACTGGAACTACGGCTACAACGCCTTCGTCGAACATCGATAAGACGAGATCTTGAATAAACGCTTTGCTGGTTTGATCAAGATTAGCTTCCTCGTTTAGACAATAGTTAATGCCCGATTGGACAGTCTCAAGAAATCTCCCATTTTGATCCACTCTGACATGTTGCATGGAAACAGCAGCTACGTCCAAGGCAATCCGATTGTAAACGGAGATGATGACTGACCGTTCGTTTGTTACATGGAGTCTGACCCGATCTTGTCTTCTTGACGAACCGTATCCAGTGTCTTGGTATTGGTTGGTGGGGTCACGACTCCTGAACGCATTCCAACCATGCTGTAGTCTTTTGGTAAGTGGTTCTGGCAACCGGATCACCTCCTTCTATTATCAATAATTGCCATGTCATCATTAGACCAGATGACGTTGTCAACGGTCTGTGGCAGGATGTTACGGCCCCACGCGTTGAATTGGTCCTCATTGGCTTGACGAGACGCTCTAACTTGTGCCATCTTAAGTCCGCCAACAGCAACCCCAACGTATGCTGCTTTGACACCGACTCCTATACCAGTTTGTATAAGATCTTCTTTTGTAAAGACCCTATCCTTCGTTCCTGGCTGTCGCTTTCCAGAATTGGTGTAGCGTTTAGAAGCCGATTTAGCTAGCGCATCTTGGATGGATACCTGTGAAGCGGTGCTTATAGCGATACCCGTGATGTCTCTAAGAATGTCTTTCTTGGTTATCTGCTTACCGAGAAGATACTTCTGAAAGGCCTCTTTAACTACAACTTTGGCAGTTGCCGCAGCCGCAGTCTTTGTGATTCTGGCCGCTGCCGATTGATTACGGTATTTAAACCGTTTAGCATCGGAAGCATTCACGTTTTTGTTGTTTTGAATCTTAGAAAGCTTGGCTCGATAGTCCGCTTCTCGTTCTTTGCGAACTCCCCACTGCATTCCTTTTTTGCCATAGTGGGCTAAGGACTCTTCCAATCGCAGCACCTCCTATTTTGATTGGTTGGTGCCTCCATTAGTAGGCGTTACCAAGAGCCACGCGACGCCAGTTCTTTTGGGCGGTAGTGTTGCCAGCAAGGCAGACATACATATAGGTGGCGTCTACCATAATCTTCATTCCGGTCGCGACAGTGCCGTTGACTCCGCCACTCAGTTTTGTAGCGCCGCCAGTAAACGAGCCGTTAGCCATGGTCTCACCGATTGTGATGTTGTTACCAATAGCACCAGCTATGTCAGCAGAAAGAACGACTGTGTTACCAGCGCCGCTTGCGCCTGTAACCCCCTGAGTATCGTGAGCGAGGATGGCTGCGACGATCGCTGTGACCGTATTGACTGCTGTGCAGTTTGTTCCCGAGCCAAGGGTGGCCGCCGCAAAGACGTTTGTTCCGGCTGTAAAAGTTTCGGTTGTGACAATAGCATTACCGGCTGTTCCGCCGACAAGAGCTGTTATCACACAGGCGTTTACTGCAAAGGCCGCCGCGGTGACAGAAGGATGAGGACTGTTAACGCCATCGGTTCCATTAATTGCTGCAACCAGAGCCAACTGAGCAGCCGCTACGTCAACACCAATTGAAATTTCCCCAGGAGCATTGGCTGTCCCGACTGGAACGAATATGTAGGTCTTGGCTCCGATCGTTATGGTATCGCCAGCCGTTGGTCTTACGTCCATAGTCAATGTGCCGAAGCCCTTGACCGTATTGTCCGTAATGTCGATTGCAATGTTGGTAGGCGCCGTCTTTGTCTGGGCTTCGTCAGCTAGAAACTCGTAGACATCTGCGCCGATTGTGATTGTTTCGCCATCAACCGAGATTCCGGATATGGTAAGGGTTTCGGTAGCGGAGACAGCGTTCACCGGAGTTCCAGTTTCGCCGACGCAACCAATGATTTCATCAAGTTTGGTTCCGAGACTTACCGTCGGATTCAATCGCTGGGAAATACTGTTAAGAATCTTACGTTCGAGAGTAGACAATTTGTTCATTTTATAGTCTCCTTTTCTTATTCGAATGTGTCTTTATGAAGTTTGTAAGCAATCCACGCATCCATCATAGCGGATACACTATCAATTTTCTGATCATATCGCTTCTTAAGAAGTTTGCGGTTGCCGTTTGTGTCTTCAAGCGTGATGGCATTACCCATGGCAAAAGCCATTAGTTCTTGGTCAAATATGAGCATACGCTCTTCAGATAGGGTCTTCAATTCACCAAGTGGAACCGACTCGGTCTTAATACCTTGTATAACTTTCTCAATTCCGTATGGGCCGTTCTCTGTTTCCCAACGAGTGACAAATTCTTTAGCGTTATATGGGTCGAACCCAAAGCAACGAACGTCATATTCACTATCAATAATAAATTTATCAAGATCGTCATAGACATCCATCATATCAAGAACGGTACACTCAAGAACCATGAGACTTCCTTCTTTTATGAACTCGTCATACTTTATACGCATAGCACCTGGAAGTTTCATAAGAGTTAAAGACGAAATATAGCATCGAGTCTTAATCCCAAACAATCCTTTAGGAAGGGGAAACATAAAAGTAAAGGCACAGAAGTCGTCTCCTTGAGAAAGATCGGCACCGAGGGCACATGGTAACGACCAAAAGGCCTTCTCTTTATATCTATGCGGAATGGTTTCCTCATAAGTAAAGAAGTAGGTATAGCCTTCCATTGGGATGCCAAATCGTTTGGCTAGTATATCGTTTCGAGTTGCAGGAGCGTTTTCAGCTCTCTCAACATCGAGTTGATAGGTCTCATAAGTTACTGTCTTGCCAATATTTGGTTGAGCCTTAACCCACATTGCTGGGTCGGACACTTCTGTTACATCGTCGAGTCTATAGTACCAAATTGAAACGTGCGGGTTTATGTACTCGCCCTTGAGGATGTTCATCAGTTCCATCTTGATAGTATCGCCTGAACTGTTACGGACGGTACCTTCGGAACTCATGGCAATTATGAGATAGTCATCCAGTTTGGACGCGCCTTGCTCAATCGCACCAACCACGTCTTCTCGAATATCACCAGAAAGCCATTCGTCGACAGTAGAAATCTTAGGTCTAAGACCTTGGAGTTTGTCGATGGCCATTGGGCGAATCTCAAGTATAGAGCCAGTAAGGAAGTTTTCAACGCCCTTCTTGGTTGATGCTAACTTAACACGATTAGCCCTAGAACCTGTCGTGTTTTGTAATGAGCCTTCAGTTAAGAACTTAAACAGCGGTCCTCGCGAGCGCGTAATAGCTGTCCGAATTGGAGACATCACTTCGTCGGCTTGTTTCATTGTTGGGGCCGTCGTGATTTGGTGGGTTGTAGAGGTATCAACGTTTAGGAAGTAATCCTGTATGCAGGAACCGTACATAGATTTGGCTCCGCCACGAGCAACAATCAAATATTGCTTGTTGATGAGCCGCTTCTTAATCATCTTGCGGACATATTTTCCGCCACGATTGTCTGGATCCGGCTCGTAGATACTCCTTTCCACAAAATAATACCAACCAAAAACCTGTTCGGCCCAAAGTTTAAAAGTGTCTAGGAGCATCAAATCTGCGCCATCCGTTAGCGTAAGTTCATTTTCACAGAATAGAACAAAACCCTCAACGGCATCCTCATCGTAGTAGATACCTTTATTAGCAATCAAATCGTCTATTCGGTTCATCTCCATAGAGATTTCCTTACAGACTGGAATATTACCTCTCAGTACCTCTTCACGGAATTGCCCATAGTATTTTGGGGTGGCGGTGTTTGATAGTCCCATAAATCACCGGTTAATCCTTTGGTGTCTGACGATCCATTAGTTCTTTATATATGCGCTGATTAATGTCCCTAAGATCGTTAGTGTTTTGCCATAGGGTTACACGTCTGACTCGGTTACTAAGAGTATCCGCATTTTTGGATGCTCTATCAGCCTGATCGGTTATGATCGGATGTTTGATTTGGTTCATTGTCACTTTGCCAGCCTCTGCTAACCAAACCTTTGGCGTTTTATTAGCGGAATTAGCCAATAAAGAATCGGCATATTTTTTAGAAGCCGCTTGATACTCTTTTTCGGTTTTAGCTTCTTTTAACTTTTTTACAGCTTCGGCTTTAGCAGCCTTGTTTGCTTTTTTTTGAGCAATTTGAGCATCGACCCTAGAATTTATGTCTTTTACTTCTTTTGTTGTCTGGTATTGAGACCGTCGTATCTTCGTCCCAAGACTATCATTTTTTTGGGATTCTATAGTGGCCTTTGTGGTCATTATTGGATGAGTATAAGCGTTCAAATGCATTTTTGCGGATGCTCCATATCTGTCAGCAACCCTCGATCCTACTTTTCCGGCAGAACTTTTTCCCCATTTCATTCCAAGGACACCATAGTGCATGAGTTCATCTTGTGCTGTCATTGTGATTCCTCCCCCCTTTAATAAGCTTTTCCGACATCTGTTAAAATATCGGCAACGTATTTAGCCCCGCTCTCAATGCCTTTCTTAGCCACGTTCTTGACGGTTTCCTTGGCAATTTCTTTACCAGTAGATTTAAACAAGTCTGAAACGTAGGCCTTTCCTTTAGAAACAGAAGCCTTACTAAGGTCCTTATACTGCTTTTCAAGTTGCATTCTTCCCGTAAGTTCTTTAAGTTCAGCAGTTGTGAGGTTTTTTGTTCCTCGCTTTTTCATGTCCTGCATTCTCTTAAAATCTTCAGAAGGAGGGCCTTTTTTGGCTGATCCAGACTTTGATATCGATCCAGATCTACGAGTTCCCCATCTCATTCCTGGGACACCGTAGTGAGAAAGTTCGTTTTGGACTTGGTCCATTATGTAGTACCTCCTTCGGCTTGAATATTCAGAGTGCTATCAAGTTCAGCAATCTGACTTTTTATTGCGTCGACAAGAAATCCACTCTGAGGCGGATCAAAGATAAGACGAACCTTTAAGTAGATATAGGACTTAACTGCGTCCAAATCCTTACGCGTACCTATAAGTTCGGACCAGACATTTTCTTTATCCTTAATAGAATAACCTCCGGGAGGCCCGATTCCAAGCTGATTCAGACGCATTATCGCAGAATTGATGTATATAATTATGTCAGTATCAAACTGCGTATCGTTTTCCCCAGGACCGAGAAGTTTTTTGATAGATGTTAAAATGCTTTCCATAAACGAGTATCTCCTTTCCGACGTTCTTGCGGAAGACGTATTAAAAGCGACGAATCGCCATAATGTATTGCATTGCTAGTACTATGTGAAACGCAGACAACGTTGTCTGGATCAAATAAACAATCTGCCGAGTTCTCAATATCTTCTATTGAGATTGCATTAAGATGATGGAGTATGATGCGGTCAAAAATTTCTCTATCTGGAATTGCTAGATCACAACCATTGTCGCGAACTATCATATCTCGGCGAAATCTACGCCATTCGTGTGAGTGATAAAAGACTTGATTTAAATATCGCTCAAATCCAAAAGTTTCTCGACCGACAACGCCACCGAGTCGAACGTATTCGAAGCGTTCTTCAAAAGTTGGAATACGACGAAGTTCTCTGTATGATCTATTCATATAATTGTTCCTCAACCCAGTTTTTTCCTAACTGTTTATATTGGTTCAATTCATCTGAAGATTTTTTACGAAGTTCATCGGTTATAGTTGATACTGTTGTAATTTTAACAGTCTTCTCTGGAGAGAATAGTATTATAGGAGCTTTGGATACACCGGTTTGGTAATCATTCTCGTCTCTAACAGCATTAAAACCTTTCTTCTGAAAAGTCTCTCTAACCGTTTTTTGAACATACGGAGACGCTGCATCAAAATCTGGAGAGAAGGTCAGCGAAGTATTGACTGATGTATACCAAGCCTTTGCAGTCTTTCCAGTTGGATCTTTAGAAATAGTTTTTAACTCTTTATCTGAAATCTTATCACCCATCATGTTTGTGAAAGTATTTCTAAATTTAGAATCATTTAAAAACAGGTCATTAATAATTTTAGTTGCTTCATCCATACTTGGTGCTTTGATTTTTTGAACAGCTGTTAGTTTTAAAACGGTATCACGACCGCCGCCAAAGAAACCTTTTCCACCAATGTACTTTATGTATTTTGCATTGTCAAAGTTTGTTAATGATGCATATGATAAATCCTTTAAAGGAAGGGATTGACCATTACTACGAACAAGACGCTGGAGTGATGCCCCTTTTTCAATAGACATTGATCCATCAGCTTTTACACTGATGTCTTTTGTTTTGACTTGAATATCTGACGTAGACTGAGACTTACGGCGACCCCATCTCATTCCAAGGATTCCGTAATGCGCAAGTTCGTCTAGTGGCGGTTTCATAAAATCATCTACAGTCATCATCGTCACTCCGTTTCTCGCCTTTGTATTTACTCATTGCATCCAGAGCATTAGTATACAATTCTTCAATTCGTTTTGAAGATTGAATCTGGTCAGTCTTTGCTTTCTTCAACTCTATCTCTTGTTCAAGGATCTCTCTTTCTAGTCTAGCAGGTGTCGATCCGAGTTTCAAAAAATGAGTAGTCTCTTGTGAGGAGGCTGTCCCCTCTCTAAGCCGTTTTTCGACTAGATCCATGGATAAAGAGATCATTAGATTTTCCTGGGCTTCAAGCGTTTTAGCCGGAGGCCTCTTGGTTGGTGAGTTTTGCATAGGTTCATCTTTAGTTCTCATCACTAAAGACCCCCTTTCAAGTGAGTTTGGGTAGACTTTGGGGACAGTTTAGAAATGACGACCACGCTCTTGAAAGGAGCCCCGGCTCACCACACCGGAGAAGTGGATCAACGCGTCGTCATTCCTAAACCGTCCCCAAAATTTAGCTAATCTTTTTCGATCCGATAGACATGTAATACATGTCATTGTCCTCATAAGTGGTTTTAAAGCCATATTCATCGTATACGTGTTTGGCTATTGAATTATCTTTTCGGACAGATAGATTTTTGACGCCTAATTTTTTAGTAGCATAATCCAAAAGCTGATAAGAGTATCCTTTACCCTTGTATTGATCATACACCTCAAGGTCTTCAATGTTTTTTCCATCCCACCAATGAAACGTTGTAAATTTAGCCACAGGATTGCCTTTTACATCGGTCCATTTATACTGAACCCCGGGTGTTTGGCCAAGCATAACTTTTTTAGTCTTTAAACTAAAGGTGTGGAATGTGTCAGGAGCTTTTCTAATACCCCATTTCATTCCGAGGACGCCATAGTGCATTAACTCGTTCTCAACCTGGGTCATTAATATAGGTCCTCCTTCCTCGGAATTGTTCCCCCGGAGAATTTTTTAGG